ATGCTAGCAGCTGGAACGGATGTTGAGTTGGCTCCGTTTCTCTGGTCTTGGATGGACCCTGTTACATTTAACGAGGAGGGCCTCCAGAAGACAGCAGCAAAGAAAGACCCATTACGTCCATTCTTCTTGGCATTCAGGCTCCTCACGATTTACGAGAAGACTAAAGACCCAGCAGCTCTGGAAAGCGCAAAACGAGCCTTAGACTTCATGCTAGACGAGTACCAACCAGCGACCCGAGAGGCTGAGGGTACTCGTTGGTTCTACGGCTTTGACTATGACAGAGGAATCAAAGCTCCGTGGTGGTCAGGTATGGACGGCTTCTTCGGCCCAATGACCCTTTATGCTGGCTGGCAAGTAACCGGTAACGAGCGTTACCGCGAAGCTGCAATTAAGAGTGCTAAACTGATGCTCCGCCAGCCTAGTGATGGCGGTGCGCTATGGCGCGATGGAGAGGACTGTTGGATTTCGGAATATTCTTGGAAAGGAATTACACGAGATAAGGAATACCATGTTCTTAACGGCCACCTCTGGGGGCTTCAGGCTCTGTATATGCTAGCAGAGGCCTCTGGCGACAAAGAACTTAAGGACGCGTATCAGTGCGCTAGACATGGCACCATCAGCCGACTACCACAATTTTACAATAAAACCGATACTTGGACTTGGTATCAATTGGTGCCGCGGGTCATTAATCCAACGCACTACAATATCATTGAGATTAATTTAGCGTTCTCCTAAGTGATCCGACGTTGTTCTAGCGCCGGATCCATTGGGTTTTACCCCTTCAGAAAAATACTCATCCCACCTGATCACGCATTAGCTGGTACAAAAACTGGTACAAGCGTGGCTATCCATCTCCGGCGCTCTGCCGACCTAGTTCCCATTAAAATATCAAACTCGCCCCGCCCCGACCGGTCCAAATGCTCAGCAGCCTGGATTGGCCAGGCCGTTCACCTGAGGTTTTGAAAATGGCTGATGATCTGTCGAACCGAGGCCCGCAAGATCGCTCCAGAATCAACATCGAGGAAAGTTGGGAGGTCAGATACTGGTCTCAGAAATTTGGCGTCACCGAGCAACAGCTGAAGGATGCAGTCAGGGCTGTTGGTCAAAGCGCTGAGGCGGTACAAAAGCAGCTTGGAAAATGATGGGGCGGGCGCAACAGCGCCCCTTCGTCGCACGGATTGGACCACACCTGCCACATGAAATACTGTATATCCAAACAGTATTCGCTGGCCGATCATGAAAACCCTGCCCATCACTAAATCTCAAGCTCTAGAGAAATGGACCAAAGAGCTGCAGAACGAGCACCTACGCCTGAGCGATCCAGAAGCCTTTCTCTCCATCGCTGACTGGCACCTGAGCGAAATGGAAAAGCTCAACCTCTTCGATCCGCTGGAGCTCTATGAGATGCGGGAGCAGGCGCACGCGGCTTACTCCGCCGGCCTTGAGGAGCAGTTTGCCTATGAGCAGTACTGCCAGGCCTCCGTCTACAACGTGGTCCCGGATGGGGAGAACACGCGGATTGCAACCATCAGCCATGGTGTTTTTCGTTCACGGATGCAGACGGAGAGCGAAGCATGCTCCCCGCTTATCACGGTCGAGTGATGGTCACCGAGGGGCGCGTGCATCTCGTGATGAGCCAGCCGAATTACTGCATTCCGATATCCGGCCTACGCTTTGTGACGGGAGACGGCATTCCGTGCCACCTGGTCGAAACGGAGCGAATGTCCAATGGTAAATGGCTGACCGGGGTGCAAGATCCAGATGCCTATCGGACCTTGGTTGACCTGGCACAGGAAGCGTTCGAGCAAAAAGACTGGATGCGGTATCGGATGCTGCGAGATCGGGCTCGCTACTCACCCTTCACCTGCTGCCCGACATGCCATGATTCGTTCGCTCAACGTGAGGATTGCGATGGGTGCGGCGGACTTGGATTCATCCCCGATAACTTGGCAGAGCCGGTATGTGCGGGAGACTGTCGCAATATCGAGGACTGCACGACTTTGCCGACGCCTTGAACATGGATGGGGTGTGGCGCAACAACATCGGTGATCAGGCCGTTGAGCGCTACAACGTGGCGCCCAGCACGCAGGTGGCCGTGTTACGAATGGATGACGCAGGCCCGCGGGCGGACCTGGTGAGGTGGGGATGGCGGCCGCACTGGGCGACTGATCGAGCGCCGCCGATCAATGCCAGGGTCGAGAAGGTAGCGCACGGGCCGTTCTTCCGAGCGATCTGGCCGCATCGCGCGATCACGCCGGTGGACGGCTGGTATGAGTGGGTCGATGAAGGCGGTCCGAAGAAGCAGCCCTACTACATCCGGCGGCGGGACGGGCAACCGACCCTGTGCGCGTCGATCGGCCAGTTCACTGGGAGCGAGCATGACGGTTTCGTCATCATCACCGCCGACGCCCAGGGCGGCATGGTCGATGTGCACGACCGCCGACCAGTGGTCCTCTCGCCTGATTTGGCCCGGGAATGGATTTGCCTTAATACGCCAATCGAGCATGCCGAACAGATGGCGCTAAACCTGGGCGAGCCCGCTGAGGAATTCGAGTGGTTCCTGGTGAGCACAGCCGTTGGCAACGTCAGGAACCAAGGACCGGACCTAGTCAAGCCGATCCTCAAGTAGGGAAACCTGACCAATCCGTCGAAATTGTTGCCTTTCTCTGGGAAATTCTTCAAAATTCAGCTTTTGATGTTAAAACAGTGGCATTCACAATGGATCGTGTACACAAATCTTTCGCTATTATCGGACTAATTTCGGCAGCCATAGGCATAACCGCTTTTCTAAGCAACGATTCGCAGCCGGAAAAATCATCTGACTTTCTAGGAATTTCTTTTGACAAGGATTTTTTGAAAGAAATTCCTGTCTGCAATGACGATAACAATCCGCCAGAGCTTTGCCGAGTTTCAACTTCTGACCCGAAAAAGTTTGAAATTCGTGGGCTGCCGTACCTTCCTGTCTCGCCTGGTTATAAAGCAACTGTCACAACTGACAACAACAACAAACCAATCAACTTGATTCTTAGTGGGAAAACACAGAATTTCAAAAATGTCCGATTGATGGCGGACATATATTTTGGGGACCCAACAGAAGTTATTGAGAACTGGTCATGGAAAAGCGAGAGCGGATCTTTTAACAATGAAGCATATCGCTGGAAAACTGCATCGACAGTGATTGATCTTCATCGAAGCGAAGAAGATCTTAGTACTTACCTAATAAACATATCAAAGCCTGTAAATTCAAAGCCTTCTGAGGAAGCAGTTTCGTCAACAGATATCTGATGATCTATAACATTCGGTTCCTAGGCTATCATTTTTACCGCTCTGCTCCGGTTATCTGACCAGGGCATCATACTCCGCCTCGCACTGCTGGCCAGCTATTCGGGCTCGGTCATACGCTTTCGCCAGCTCTCCCGCTCGAGCATCAGCCCGTGTGAGCAAGTCGGAGAGCACCATGGCGGAGCGGGTGGCTGCCTGGCCTCGGGCGATAGCGGCGGTATCCGTGGCGGGGCAACGGACGGTGGCGGCGAAATTGGCTGCGTCGTGCTGCAACCGCTGGCCAGCAGTATCGGCGCCAGCATCACCAGCATCAGCCACCTGGTGTTCTTCTCTTGCATGGGCTCTCGCCTCCTCCTGCGCCTTGGCGCGTCGTTGTTCTTCCTCTCGGGCGCTGCGCTCGCCCAATACCTCGACCAGGCGGTCACCGCTGTCCCGCTGAGCCGACGCAGCGGCAGCCTCAGCGCGTTCGACAGATCGGCCGTGCTGATAGGCGCCCCAGTAGGACGCCACCACGAGCAAGAGCGCTAGCGCGCGCACGCCCCAGCCGCTCACACCAGCACCCCGCCGAGCTTCGCCCACTGCGCCAGAAGCTTGTCCAAGCGGTGCGGGTTCTGCCCATAGGTATTGCCCGGGAAGCTGGCCCATATGTTCGCGCACTTGGCGATCGCATCGGCGATGCGGCCGGCCTTGATGTCCTCAAGCGCCCGACACTCGCTGATCTGCTGCAGCGCAACACGGTCCTGGTTCTCCGGAGTGAAGCCGCTCTGCAAGCGCAGGCTCACCCGGTAGGCGTCCCAATAGCGCGCCAGCAGCTGGTACCGGCCTGCTGCCGTGCTGGTCACCGGTTTCCCGTTGATGGGGAAAGTCAGCTTATGACGGGGATGATCCTCATAGCCTGTGAACAGCCCCCCGCCGTACAAGACGTTGTAACCGTCATCGCTGCCCCTCACAGGCGAAGTACCTTCCGAGAAGGCGATCAGGTCTAGAAACCGGAGCACATTTGCGCCGCCGGCTTGGGCCTCTGTCAGTCGAGCCATGGCTTTCTCCAGGCAAAAAATACCGCCAGGTGGCGGTGTTGGGTTTTTGGAATCAGATCGATTAAATGTCGGATAGCCGTGGCGTGCTCTTGGAATGGACCTGCTAACAAGTACAGACCTCCACCAGACTGTGTGCTTGGAGATTTATGAGCCAGGCTATCATCAAAAATTGAAGGAAGAGCATGCGGCTAGCGGTTTTACGGCGTATCATCTCGATGCTTTGCGAAGCCAACTATCTCTGAAACCGGACCACCATCGGAAATGACTTAAGAGTCGGCGGCGTATAGATCAGCATAGTGGCCGAAAGCTCTAAACTAAATATATGAATGCGTCACAGAAACACAGTTTGAAGGTTTTAATTGAACTAATAATATGAATCCAAGACCATTCGGATCACTATTATAATATTTTATTCTTTTGATGAACAAAGGCCGCAGGCTAATGACAAGAGACAATCAATCAACTTTAAATGCTCAATATTTACTTTTCCTTTTACTTTTCCCTGGAACCATTTTATATTATGTAGCGATCACAAGCGGAGTCTTTCCGCCGCTGCCTGCTGGGTACTTTGGAATAGTCTCAGCTGGAGCGCTTGCGATGCTATTTCCGATGTACGCATGGGCACACATTAAAACGCTAAGAATAAACGCAACAGACTTGTCTTACATGCTGTTCTTGCTATATTTTTTACTTATAGCAACAATAAACAGATCATCATCAGATGATTACATGTTTGCATGGCATCTAACAGCAATTGCCCAAAGTATTAGTGTGTTTCTTATTTGCAAGGGCGTAGCCGGCACATATAGCAGACCTAGAATACTACTGCTATTTTCATGGATTATAGTTTCGGCATGCATGATGTATTACACTGTGGGCGGACGATTTTCCTTGCGAGAAATGAGTGATTTAAATCACATCCCAAGCTACCAGACGTTTGCATTATGTTATTTCCTTCTGTCTTTCCTCATAGTCTATCAAACAAGTAAAAGGTGGGTTCGCCTACCAATAATCTTAGTATCATTTGCATGCCTATATATAAACGGGGCTCGTAGCGAATTTCTTGGATTCGTACTATTTGCGGCAATTTTTGAACTGTTACTCTCAAAGAACAAAGCTATACCTTTTATTGCTGCGATCAGCATCGCAATGCTGTCCATACTTGTGGCAAGCTCTGGGATAGTAGAGCTACCGGAAAGCCGAATAACTAATCTTATAGATCTGCAGAATGACAATTCAAGCAGAGAACGAGAGAGGATCGCCTCGGAAGGCGTCGAAAGAATTATGGAAAATCCAATTTTCGGGGATTACGGAAACTACGAAAAAGGAGAATATATTCATAATATACTCTCAGCCTGGCACGACTTGGGACTAGCAGGTTTCCTATTCGTGATTGCTATAGTTGGCGCTCCCACACTCAAGCTTCTTATAATGATCTCATCAGGACAGAGATTATCTAAACAATCATTGGCCATTTTCGCACTATTAGTCTGCTCAGCTCTTCTGCTATTTGCTGGAAAATATTTTACTTACTTGATGATCCCAGCAGCACTCGGCTTCTACTCATCGTCACAACGAATCCATACAACACTGTGATCCGACAAACAAATATAACAATTGCCTGCATAACCCCGAAGAAAAGCCCGCTAAGAAGCGGGCTTAACGTATTACACTAAATACAAATCAACCATCTACTTCGAAGCATGAGAGTTAGTTCGCCCAAGCAGCCAATCAAACTCTGTAAGCCCTCCTTGATAGATCCTTTCTAGCCCAGCATCACTGACATGATTGGTGTCTGTATAAAGAACCCCTTCGTTCCCATAGCTTCGACAGACATCTGCATCGCAGAAATAATCTATTGGATCTATAAACTTAACTTCATGCCTATCAGCTGAAGCCTCTTTCAGCCAAGATACCACATCTGCTCTAGATCTTTCGACTTCACTGCGCAAGACCGAACAATGCTTATCAGGATTTATCCCATAATGTAACGATCGCAAAACGCAATTAGGCGCTGATGCTTTGAAGATAGGAACCGGGCCAACAATCAGCACCCTTTCGACGCCTAGCCGATGGAGATAATCGATTGTTTCGTCTAGCTTAGATACAAACCCAAGCTTTGTATCAGAGAAACTTACGCTGCTTCCGACCTCGCCAAGCGAATAGTATCCTTTACCACTATATATAGACCAACTTGAAAACAAAACAGCATACTTGGGGTTCAGCTGCCCAACAAATTCCAACGCATTTTGTCGGCCCTTTTCGCACCTTTCTCTCATGGCGTTGTCGGGGTTATTTATGCGCACATTAAAGATCGCTGCACAACCACCAGAACTTAAAGTAGCCAGCATAGATTGGCTATCCGCTGCATGATGTGAAATACCGCGGTAAGCAGCATCAGCATGCGAATCACCGATTAGCAATCCAATTTCCTTTTCACCTGCAGCCGCCAGACATTTAGATGGCCCTTTTGCTGTATGGAGGTTACAGTCCCCTGCATTGGACGCTGTTTTTGGAACCTGAGCTTCTGTGAAGTTCCTTGCAACGGATGGGGCCATATACTGGGAAATGTATATGCCAACTATACAGACAGGCATGCAAACCGCTAATACACCAGCAGCATGCCTCCAGCTAGCGCCGCTTTTGAGAGACTTTCTCCAAGCTAATACTTTCTTGTCCACATAAATATATGTTGCGCAGGCCATAACAAATGAAATGGCAACCATACTTAGATCAAATGTAATATCTCTCTCGCCGAAGTTATATATCCTACCAAATGTCAACAATGGCCAATGCCACAGATACCAAGCGTATGAAACAAGACCGATCAAAACAAACGGACGCAATGATAAAATTTTCGCGATTGTGATTTTAGGATTTGCCACACCACAAAGTATTACAATCGCAGCCCCAATAGCTGGAACCAATGCTTTATCTGCTGGATATGGGCTCTTGCCATTAAATGTTAGAATTGCATACGAAATAGCTACAATACCTGCCAGAGCAGCGGAATCTAGAGCAAACCGATTAAATCGCTGCGCGTAAGGAACAGCAAATGCGATTGCGCCGCCAGCAATAAACTCCCAAGCTCTCAGGGGCATCAAGAAGAACGAGTAGTTCTTACCAGCTCCTGACCCGCTAAGTAAAATGCAGCCATACAAGGAAAGAGCAAATGCTAATGCAACCACTACGAATGATGTTAGTACTGCTCGCTCATCTTTCATTCGCCTGGTAACCAAATACAACCCAAAGATTGCCATTGGCGCGAACAGATAGAACTGCTCTTCTACAGCGAGCGACCACAGATGAAGTAGAGGCTTTGTATCAGATAGGCCGTCGAAATAGCCCTGCTGCCCGAGGAAATAGTGGTTAGCCAGCATCCCGGCAGAATAAGAAACCTGATTGCCAAACTCAGTTAGCTCTTTGGGAAGAACTAGAATGAAAGGAGCGACAGCAGAGCAGACAACAATCACTAAAAGATATGGAGGAAGAATTCTGAGAGCCCGCCTAGCCCAAAACTCTCCGAACGAAAAACTTCCCGACTGAATTGATCCTATAATATGAGTGACGATCAGGAAGCCCGATATCACAAAAAATATGTCTACACCGACAAAGCCGCCAGGCACCTGAGCAATCCCTGCGTGGTATAGCACAACAGCCAAAATCGACAGGGCTCTCAGTCCGTCGATGAAAGGCTTGTATCCAGAAGAGGCCTCTATAGCCGCCTTGACATTCATTCCCATTCCACATCCAGTCGAGAAAAATGCTGTGGAGTATACGACCAGTGAGCCTTTTTCAGAACAGGCTGGGACATCCAATCAGCCCATTTGCTCTGGCGGCCTACACTGCTTGCGTCTATGAAAATCATAGAAGTCATGCAATATTGATACCCTTGAAGCATGTTTATCGTGAAAAACCCACCCAAAGGAATGACTGATGCTTGAAAAATCGGCGATAGCGGCCCTCAAAATGGCTGCAATGATTGTGTTCATGGCCATCTGTTTGGTAGCAGCTTACTACCCAGACCTTTGATGGCTGTTAAGCGCCATAACAGCCATCAAAGGCCAGATCACACATCGTCGAGGCTGCTAATCCAGTGCAGTCGCGCAGATCCACCGGCCGCAAATGACCCGCTAGGCGCCATGATGGCTGGCCTTAAGCTTCCGGGCTGCACGTTATACGCAATCGGTACGGGTGTGATTGACCCGATAGCACTCTGGTCGCCGCCGGACTGGCTGGACACCTGAACACTTACGTTTGGCATTTTAGAGTACGGGTAGCGGATGGTCTGTGCCGGAGCTGCTACGGTTGCTGCGGCCGTGGTGGTTACGTTGACAGCGCCGGACTGCTTCATTTGCCGGGTTGCGATGCTGGCGTTCTTCGCTGTTGGGTACAAGAGATACGTGCCGAGAGGGCCGTACACGTTATCCACAATCAGGTAGTTACTGTTCAGCGTCGCAGCGATTTGATCGTCAGCGAACAAGAAGCACTGCAGCGCCACAGAGGCCATGTGAACATGCATGCCATTGATATTGACGCTGCACGGGAACGGTGCATTGCGTCCGCGCAGGAACAGCACCTTGGTCGAGCCAGTGGCGTTCGGCAGCTCAAAGGTGTTGTCACGCGCAATGATCAGCAGCGCTTCGCGCTGGCTAGTGCCTGGCGACAGATGGATGATGCCAAACGCGGCGCCATCACCGTAGCTGATGAACCGATTGTTCTCGATGGTGAACGTGCCGCCATAGATTTCTGTGCCATAGATAGCCTCGCCCGAAGCGCTGGACACACCATATATGGTGCTGTTACGCACCGTTGCGTCCCTGCCCTGCATGATTAAACCGTTACGGAACACGCAGTTGTCATACGTGATCTTATCGGCGTTGCCGTGCATGTCCCCTGCGCCGATGTCCGAAGCAAGGTCGACGTTGTCTACCAACATGCCGTAGATCAAGCCGCCTCGGTTAGGAACGCAGCACACGTCATCCATGCCCCCAAGCGCTACAGCATGACGCGTTGCCGCAGCGCTACCGCCATAAACGGTGAAGTTCGCGCAGTTGGAGAGAGTGACCCCGTACTCGTCGTTGACTGCAGGGGAGCGGTTGGGGGACGAAGTGACATTGACGCTCACGTCAAAGCTACGCTCTATCTCCAAGCCGGTATACAGCGTGACATCGCTCGCCCAGTAGTTCGAAACCCTCACACCGTCGCCGAACAAAACTTTGAACGGAGCGATAGAGTATGTATCAGAGGGAGAGAAATGCATGTTGTCTACGGATGCGCGCACTCCGCGCAAACGGTATACCTGTACCTCGCTGAACAGATATACCGAGGAGCTGTTGCCGTAGATCGTGACAACATTCCCGCTAACGGAGTGCACCTTCCACATCTCGCCAGCCCGGTATGGGTCGCGATCAGCAAGCCAAGAACCGTTCGTGGGGTTGTACACGATCACTACGTCACCCGGCACAAGGTCAGGCGCAGCAGCAAATGTAAGCGTACGTGCGCCCTTCACCACGCTCACGGATAGGTTACCGATCTGCGTCAGGCTACCTTGGGTCAGAAAGCAGCTTCCAGGGCCTGAGGAAAGGCTCATGTCTACGTGCGAGGCATAACCGTCGCCGCTGTAGGCTACGTCCCGGGTGCACAGAGTGCCCTTGTTGAGAACATAATGCCCGCCAGGTGTGTGAACACGCGGCGCTCCGCTATTGATCGCCGCCTGGAATGCCGCCCAGTCAATGGAATCAGTCAGCGCCGTGGCGTGTGGGTATACGGCCTGAGCAGCGGAAAGAGTGGCGAATCGCTCGGATAGCGGATGATAGGTACCGTCAGCGATCGCACCATAGTCTTTGACATTAGCGGTGTCGTTCAGGCGATCAGCAACGGTGCGCTGGCGGTAACCGATCATGCTCGCACCGGAAGCACTTGCCAGTGCATCACGCAGTGATCGATCAACCTGTGCCACTAGGAGGTTTTGATCATCAACCCAGGTTCCGCTGAGCTCCACTGGGAAGGTGGCTGGCAGCTTTACGCTATAGAGATTGTCGTTTCGCTGGATCAACTGTGTTGGTCGATCAACGGTAAGCTGCGTGCCATCCACATAGATTAACGGAACTGGCTCAAAGCCTTGTGCGGCCAACCATTCGGACACCTGTAGTTCCATTCCGTACAGGGTCCGGCGTTCGACACCAAGCCGGTCAGGCGCGGTGACTCTCGTGCGATCAGTTGCCCAAACGTCGATCACACCAGAGTTATCGTAGAGGTCGCGCGGATCGTTCGAGCCATCGGTTCCAACCGGGTTGCCAGTGTTGTAGCGCATATTTTCTCCGGGCATAAAAAAGCCCGCTCAGTGGCGGGCATGCTCGTTTCAGGATCCGGTCAGGCCGGAGGGAAATTGTTGTCGTCGAGGTAGATGCGTTCGTCGTAATTCACTGCGGTGACGTTGCAGCTGACCGTGCCACTCGGGTTGACCTCTTTGATGAGCGCCGGGTAGCAGAACTTGGTCTTGGGGCCGAACTGCAGCACAGGCGCGTCCATAGCGCTGTCCAGAACCGGCACGAAGTCCAGAGACGGAATGGTCAGCCGGTAGTCATCAATGCGCGTTGCAACGTATGGCCCAGAGGCGCTGCCGTCTCGGCGGCGAAGCGCAATCCAATGCTCGCCTCCAGCAGACCAGTCCAGCCGCTCCGAGGAGACCAGCATGTGCTGGCCGCCCAGCTGCGCATAACCCTTGAGCATTGCGCTCTGACCATACCCAGGGGTGGTATCGCCCAGCAGGGCATAGTCCAGATAGCCGCTGTTCAGCGCATCAAGTTCCGTGGAGAAGCTGTAACGCTTGCGCTGGTAGACCTGCTGACGGCGGCGCCGCATCCCAATGCGCCATGCACGGGTTCGGTCGGTCACTCCTTCGATCTTGATCTTTTCTGTTCGTGTTCCGGCATCTCCTGCGAGTCGGCATTCCACGGTCTCGATCTGCCAGGTTCCACCGTCGAGGTATTCGACATCGACCCCGTCGAAGTCGTCTTCAGTGACATGCTCGGCTTCGCGCTTGAGAGGCTTGGTCATGACCTCCGGGTTGTACATGTGATCAAAGTCTGGTCCGCGGGGCTCATCACGAACCGGCCGGATAAGACCACGATCAATGGTCAGCTCTGCGAAGCCAGCCTGCAGGCACTCGATCATGCAGGCCTTCACCGTGCTTGCGTCCTCGATCGTTCTGTCGAAGTAGTCGCCGCGGGCCGTCCAGATCTCCTGCAAACGATCCAGCTCCTCTAGATCAAGATCGGAATTCCCGTCCGCAATCGAATAGCCGACGCTTTGAGCGATGTAGCCGATCCAGGCAGAGATATCTCGCGTAGGTTCCTCGGCAGTCCACGCACCGTTTCTGCGCGTAGGCAAAATACGGGTGGCAACCACCGATACCTGGCTTTCAGACTGGGAAGCAATGCGGTTCCCTCCTTTTACCCGAACGGCCATGGTTGTTACGCCGTCATACCGCGTCGGAGCAGGGAGATTGGATCTCAAGCCGTACCATTGGACGGTGTTTGCGTCCGACGTGCTTGTGGACTTCGCCCCGATTCGACGCAGGCGAACCTCGGGGCGCATGAGAGGAATGTTCAAAAACTCAGTGAACCCCAGCTGATCGAGCGTGGCCTGGGTGTAGGTTTTCTTGAAGGAAGTCCAAGCGCCGGCAGTTGCAATGTCGCGGTATTGAAGCTCAACCGTCACGGAGAAATCCCGAGTTTTACCGGTATTTTCTCCTACATGAGTCAACCCCTGAGGGAAGAAAATGTCCCAGGCAATACGGCTCGTCGTCGTTCCTGCAGGGCAGGCCGCATAAGGGCCGGACCAGTCACCCTCCTGTGTGGATCCATCCAATTGCAACAGCGCGGTCGATGTCGTGAGAGCGTCGAACCCTGGCCAGGTTGGGTCATTATCTCCTACCGCATTTATCCGCTCCACGGAGATCGAAGAGGTGCTTGCTGCCGTTATACGGTACCGCAGCCCACGGAATCCGATGCTCATACGCAAGCCGGTTCCTATCGTCAGTCCGGTTGCAGCACCTCCGGAGGCCCAGTTCAGCGTCATCTCATCTGGGGCAGTGCCCACGCCAGGCGTGTATGTGGCTACCGTGTAGCTGCCTTCGTTCGCACCAACGATCTCAATCGGCATGCCGACATATGGCGCAACCTGATCAAGGTTTCCGCGGATGATATCGCGCCCTGCCCCGCCATCTATCACGTCGTAGGTGTAACCGACGACGATACGCACGATCATGCCGGCAGCCCAACCAGAGGGAAACGCGCCAGCACCGCTCGGGATGGTGACCGTCTTGCCAGCGAACTGGAACGACTGAGCGTCAGGAACAGGTTCGACAGCGTATGTGGCCTTGAGCTCGATACCCGCCGTACCGGTTGATGTCGCGCCCACCTCAGGAGCGGAGTGCCACCACTTCGCAGCAGGCTCAGCACTGAGATTGGCTCCAGGTCCGTAAATCTGGTACTGCGCATCGGCGCCCAACGAGATCAGGGGCGTATCACCTATAAGGATGCTGCCTGCAGGTATGTCGTACTTACCGCGACCTACCACAAGCAGCATCTCGATCCACTGCGAACGCGGGTCATCAAAGTATCGATTTGGCGGCAGCGCATAGTCAGGGTATGGCCGCTGCCGGCCCGCGATTTCTCGGATCACCGAGTTCAGTTTGACTTGGTTACCTTTCACCGTGGCCAGCCCAAGATCATTCCCGCGCTTGGTGTTGCTCCTGCTATTCAGCGAAGGCATTTTTGGCATCAAGGCGCCAAGTACAGCTTTGGCGCCGAATACCAGCGCCAAGGTGATGGAGAAAGGGTCTGTGCCCTTTGGCTCTCGGTAGATCTCGACGCTGTCCTCTGGTCCGAACTCGATAGTCGCCCACTGGGTTGGCAGCGCCCGCTCGCCATTGACGAATACGCTCAACGGCAACGCAGCAGGCTCCACCTCTGCCGGCAGACCGTCAGCCTGGAACCAGGCCAACACGCTTTGACGGCTTTCGACCGCGCGCACCTCGGCAGGCCCGGTTGCGAGCTTATTTGGGTAGATTTCGATCATTCCCGGTCTCGGTAGTAGATGACGGTATTGTGGTCGCGCTTCCACTGGGAGAGCGGAAGGCATCGGGCGCCGCGCGCCGGGTTGATTTCGATGATCTTGAGCCGCCCACCAGCCTCTAAGACCAGGGCGACGTGCACACAGATATGACCGCGCATTACCGCAGCTATGGCGCCATGTTCTGGCTGGCACACTTCCATGTGCACAGACTCGGCCCTATACGCCCTGGTGAACTCTCGCGGGTCGGTATTGCGCACATGCCCCCAGCTCGGCAGAAGACGCTTACATAGGTGCAGGTGGCGCGCCTCCCTGACCAGGCCCCAGCAGTCGTACCTTTCTGGACCGCGCGCGCCATCCTCATACCTGCAAGACAGGTATTTGTTGATCCATTCCATAGGGGAATCCCTTAGAGGTATTTGAGGCCTGGCACGAAATTCGTCGTGTAAAGCGCACGCGGCCAAGCGGTGCCGATCAGATCGAAGAATCCGCACTGCAAGGTGGCTTGGTTCTGCTCGAATGAGTCGCTATCCACCGACATGCGATAGGGCCTCTCGCATGGTGCGGATAGGTCGCTTGCCAGATACACACGGTAAACGGCTGTCACCCTAGCGTTTGCGTCGAGGGCTTCATCAGCTAGATGGCGCACTAGGCCGGTGGTGTTGTCTATCCCAAACGCCAGTGCCTGGTTGCCCTTGTTGTTTTTGGCAGCCAGCGCGATACCGATGTTGGCTGCCAGGAAGTTAAGCACCCTTCCATCCTCGGTGCCGCAGATCCGGTCGGTGAAGCCATTGCAGACCAGTACCGGAGCATCCCAGGCCGCACATGTAATCTCCAATGTCCGGACGAAGACATCATTGCCGCCAGATGCCACCGCCTCGCGGTAGGCTTGCTCGAGAATGGTCATGCCTTGGTCCACTTCCGGTTAACCGCCAAGTCGACGATGTTCATCATCAGTACCCACTCCGGCATCAGCTCAGCCCATCCCGGCTCAAGCAGTGGTCGCTCTCGGAGCTCACAGGTCGCCGTATAGCGCCAACTGCTCACGCCGACCAGCTCAGGTCCGGACGGTGTCTTCGTGAATCGCACCTCTATGTCCTTCATTCCGCCTGGGATCTTGAGCGGGATCAGAAACCACCCCGCCCTGGCAACCTGAGCGGCCCAGGCCTCGAACAGCAAGGCCTGCCTCTCCGAGCAGATCCAGGCCAGCGGAACCATCGTCGGTACAGAGTCGAAGATGATGCGCTGCCTAGCCCGACCGCTCTCCATCTCTGTGCGCGAGATGTTGTCCACCGGCTCGAACCCGTATCCATCCCGCAGCGCGCACGGCAAGCCCTTTGGATATTTGTTCATCGTCCAACCGCCTGTAGTCCATATTTCGCCTCGATCGCCTGTGCCGGAGCGCCGTCACTCAGGAGCTGGGAAACCCACACGTCGATACTCCCGTCTTGGTTTCGGCGCGACTGGCCGGCGCGCGAAGCATCCTCGTAGAGGTTCACAACCGGCTGGCTTTGGCCTTGCTGTCCTTGGTTCGCCTGAATTTTGCTCAGCGTACTGTCAAGCTTGGCACTGGTCTCGGCGGTGGTAACCCGCTCGCCTTTTTGGAGGAACCAGGTGCCATCCTCAGGAATGGAGTCGATACCGTCGTGAGCCATGCCTGCCAAGGCCGACGCCGCCACACCGGCAACCATTGGAGCTGTGATCCCTGCCGCAGTTGCTGCCGCCGCCGGCGCCAAGATCGGGCCTACGATCGGAATGGCTGCGGTACTCGCGAACGCCGCGAGTTGCGCCTGGAACGACGTTGCCTGCGCATTCGCGATCAGGGTCGTTGCCGCGCTGGCCTGAGTAGTCTTGCCCGCAATCAGCTGGATGCCCTGGTAAACCAGCCATTGAGCGGCCATCTGCGCCAGGGCGTTGATGATGCTCTTCGCCATCGTCGCCGCAACGTTCACGAAAGCGTCGCCCAGGCTCTCCGACTCGAGGATCATCGAGGCGATGCCATCGCCTACCGAACTGGTAAGCGTGTCCAGCGTGCTGGTGGTGAAGTCCGCGGCCTGCTGCTGATAATCCATGGCAGTGTCGCGGTAGTTTTCCCAGGCGGAGGAAACGCCGTCCAACCAGTTCTTCTGGGCCTCATCCTGCTGCGCATAGTAGTCCTGCTGGATTTCCATTCGCTGGGCTAGAGCCTCGCGCAGAAGCTCGGTTTCCAGGTTGTACAGTTCCTTGCTGATGTCGCCGCCGTTGTACTGTTTCTGCAGGTCGGCCAGCTGGCTCTGGTAATCCTGTTGGATAGCCAGGTCGGCCTTCAGGCGCTCCTTCAGCTTGTCACCGCTACCAGCGCCGGCAAATTCCAGATCGAACCCTTCCCGGGCAGTTCTGTTGGCCTGAGACAGGGTATCCCCAAAGGCACGGGCCTTGGCCGCATCCTCGTTGGCCTTCTTCAGTTGCTGAAGCCGGTCAAGCTCAGTGGCCAGGCCGGTCAGGCGCTCCTGCTGCTTGGCATTGATGCCGACCAACTTGCCCGACTCGATCTCGAACTGGAGCTTCGCCACTTCCGTGGCGTTCTTTCTGGCATCCGTGCTGGTGTTGATCAGAGTGATCTGTCGCTGCAGGTTCTCCTCGGTGGTTTCAAACGCCTGGTTCAACCTCTTCGCAGCGGCTTCGGCCTCCTTAGCTGCAGCCTTCTGCGCATCGGTCTGGCCGACAAACCCCGCATTGCCTTTGCCTGGTGGCGAGATTTTGGGCAACTCCGCAGCCGCCTTCCTTGCCTCCTTGACATACTCGCGGATTCGGTCGCCCGACCATGGCCTCTCGAAGGCTTCGGCAACTTCCGACATAACGCTGCTAGCCGTTCGGGAGTTATCGATCGCGTCCGTTGTCAGCTGTGCGGCATTCTCTTTGAACTCCTTCGAAACATCCCCAAAGGTGAGCGCTCCGAGCAAGCTATTGGCAGTTGCACCGAGGCTCTGCAGATACGCCATGGTAGTAGCGAACCCACTTACCAGGCCCGCCGCAGTAATCTTGAATGCCCGACCAATGCCATCAGCCACGCTCGCCGTCACCGCCGTGACCTCGATGAAGTCGTCGGCAAACTCATGTACAACATTGCGCAAGCCGCCGGCCTCTTTGGTGGTGTCCGAGAGATCTTTCGCCAGCTGCGCAAGGACCGGCATGAATTCGGCCGCCAGAGCGGTCTTCGCCGAGGAAGCGTATTGGCCGATCACGGTAAGTTCAGTGTTGAACTGCCGCGCCGCGCCAATGGTCTCCTCGTCCATGACCATGCCAGCGGACTGAGCGGCATCGCCCAACTCTTTGAACTTCTTTCCCCCATCGGCAAGCAGGGGAACCAAGGCCGTGGCCTCGTCGGCGATCGCCTCCATGAAGAAAGTCATCTGCGCTTGGCTGACGTTGGCTTTCTGCAGGCTGCTTACGTATAGCTGCAGTGCGTCGGCGCTGTTCAGATTGCGGAACTGCTCAGCGGTGACGCCAACCTTCGGCGCAATGGTGTCGAAGAAGTTCTTCAACTCCCCACCGCCTGTAGCCAGGAAGTCACCGACCTTGTCGTTGGTGTCCTTGAAGATGTCAGAGAGCTTTTCCTGCTCGACCCCAACGGAAGCAGCGCCTGCAGCGTAGCGCTGAAATTCCGTGGTGCTGAGGCCGGCCAGACTGGAAAGGTTGCTGATTTCCTTGGCGGCCATAGCCGAGCTGGTTACCAAGCCTCCGACGATAGCTGGGACCGCCGCAAAAGCGGTACCTATCCCCTTGCCAAGGTTCTCGGCTGACTTCTTGATTTCGGCCATGCGTTTCTGCGACTCACGACTGGCCTGATCAAGTGGGCCCGTAAAGCCACCAATTTTTGCGATCAGGTCAAGCGTGAGTGTGCCCAGCGATTTGCTCGCCATGCATTACCTCCTGCGGTGACTGGCTATGCCCAAGTCCTCATGGCTTCCTCAAGCGTCATCGCAGGCTCTGATTCATGAGGCATGAAGTCGTAAACTTTGTACCCGCCATCCTTGGTGTGGGTGTTGGCATACAGCGTGGCCAGCAGCGCCGTGCCACGCTCAATACGCATGCCCAGGTGAAGCGACCCTCGACGGTTTCGAAACTTCACCCAGGACCTGAACTCCTGAAGGCTGAGGCGCTCCTTCGCCTCAGCAATCGTTCTCCCGCCAATGCCGCACAGGACTAGCTCGTGCCAGAGCTCGTCGAGGTCGCTGAGGTCTGCGTCTTTCCCATGTTGGTGACCTCATTAATGGCCACCATCAGGGCCACAGTAAGGTTTCCGTCCAGGGCTCCGAGGCGCTTGGTGCTGGCCGGATCCTTTTCCAGCTCTGCGGGATCGAGCGGGCCATGGGTGATGTCGATTGGGGAGAACACGGTGTTGCCTTCTTCATCACAGATCGCAGCCGCGATGCGCCCTGCGATGTTGTCCTTCTGCTTGCCCCCAGCGGACAGCACGTCGCTGACCGCCGACTGGTAGCCAAGCGGCCGCACGAACACTGTTGCGGTAAACGCCTTGTCGCCCTGCTTCCAGTTGATTTCTTTCTCAACCGGGCGGCCAGTGAAAGATCCGCTGCTTCTCAGCGTTTCGATGCTCAGTTTCATGAACTACCTCAGGCGTTGGTGGTTTTGCGGATCCAGGCCGAGCCACCCGAGCGCTGGATGGATGCAGCGGTGGTGACCACTGCGTTGGCGGCGAAGTCGAACGGGAAGTCGGCGACATAGCCGTCGAACAGGAACCAGGTACGCGAATTCGGCAAGGTGAAATCTGGCTCGGTATTGAGCGATGCGGAGGCCGCCGCCCCGCTTCCGTCGCCACCGCTGAACGATACGGACGGCACGCTGCTGTAGCCGCTGCCGGGATTGGTAATGGTGACCGAAGCCACCTCATCACCGTCGAGCACGGCTACGGCTGTCGCACCGGTTCCACCGCCGCCGGTGATGGTCACAGTCGGCGCGGTGGTGTAGCCGCTGCCGCCGCTAGTGATCTGGATTTCATCAACGCTACCGGCCACCGCAACGCCTGGCAGCGCTTTGCCATCCGACCAGCCGACTACCCAGTGAATCGTCTCGATATCGTCGTCTTCGGAGAGTTCATGCAGGCGAATGTGCGAGGCATTGCGCGGATCGGCGTTGAGGGTCATCGAAGCCTGGCCAGGGGTGCGCAGGCCACGGAGGTAAGTCCGAACCCGCTGGCTGAGGCAGGTGGTTTCAATCTGGTCGGCCGGGTTGCCGCCAGGGTTGAACGCAGTGGCACATTCGACCTCCATCACCGAGAACTGCGAGGGGTTATCGGCGGTTGGTACCAGCGCAAAGATCTGGGTGCCTTGCGGTAA